AGACGATAGTAGCCTTGCCGTTAGTATCAGCCTTATTGTAATTTGTAGATATATCTGAGAGATACGTAACGAGTTCCGTCTTGGCAGTAGAGAGAGTAGTGAAAGCAGTATTAAGGTCGGTGAGTTCTTTTGTACTCTTTAACACCTCTGCTCCCTTCACTTCATTGTACGACTTCTCGGCAGCTGCGAAAGCATCTTCAAGTCGCTTGGAATCCTGCGCCATAGCCGCAATCTCAGAAGGCTCTAGATAGCCATCCGTAACATAATTATCGAATGCCTTCTTGTTGCTTGTAACGGTCTTGCCGAGATTCGTAACATTCGTCTGTGCGGTATCTGCCGCCTTCTTCGCCTCTTCCGCTGCCTTCTTTGCTGCGTTCGCTACAGTATCGTCTGTGTACTTCACTTTCTTAGTCCAATCGGCTGCGCTGAATGAAGCATTGCTCTTGGTTGCCACGACAAGCTCGCCCTTGGAATATGCAACACCACCGAGGGTATATGCTGCTTCCAAAATCCAGAGGTCACGTTCCTCATAGGATGCAGGCTTGCTTACATAGATGCTGGATTTGCCATCTATCTTGTCGAAGACCTCGGTAGGCACATCCTGCTTATCCCATTTCGTACCATTCCAAAAGAAAGTCTGGTTGTTGCTTGTGTTATACCACAGGTCGCCCTTATGCTCCTTCTTCGCATCATCGGTAGTCCAAGATGTACTCGGGTCGGTTGCCTGATACCAAGTCTCAGCCTTCTTGTCGAGCTGGTCTCGTATTCCCGTCAAGCTCTCCTCTATGGTCTTGGCGAATGCGTTGAGGTCGGAATCATTAGCCTTTACCCATTCTGATGAGGTGAAGCTGCCAGTGGCTCTACTCTTAACGCACACCATCAAAGTCTTGCCATCATCTCCGCCGCTAGCCCATAAATCGCCCTCGTCATAAGGAATAGTAGGCTGAGAGGTGAAAACGGTACGCTTTCCATCTGCCGTGTCCTGCGCCTTGCTTGCTGCTGTCATAGCAGTGTTGATGTCGTTATCCTTGATTCTCGCCCATGCCGTACCCGTCCATCGGTATGTGTAACCATTTGACGTATTGTAGAACAAGTCTCCTGCATGCTGCGACTTTAATGTATCGGTAGTCCAATCGGAAGCAGGCTTATTCTGAGTAGTAGGAGCATAGTTGTAGAACCAGGTCTCCACTTTCTCATCAAGCTGCTCCTTGTAGCTAGTCATATCGTTTTTGTACTCTTCCTTGAAGGAATTGAGGGCAGAATCATCGGTGTACTTGGAAGCCTTAGTCCAGTCAGCGATGGCAAATGACGAATCTTTTGCCTTGGCAGTCTGGCAGCGCAGGATTTCATTCTTGTAGATGCTGCCATCTGTAGGATAGGTAGCATTTACCCAAATGTCGCCCAACTGATAAGGCGGAATAGGCTGATCACTAAATACCTTCATCTTGCCATCTGCGGTCTCCTGTGCCTTGCTGGCATCGGATAGAGCTTTGGCGATGTCGGTATCTGTAATGATAGTCCACTTATAGGTGTTGCCATCCTTGGCAAAGCGGTATGCCTTGCCCGTCTTGTTGTCGTAGTAAAGGTCGCCGAGATGGGTATCTTTATCCTTATCGGTCGTCCAACTGCTGGCTGGAGCATTATTCAAAGTAGGCACACCCTCGTAGAACCACGTCTCGATAGCCCCGTCCACCTGATTCTGCAAATCAGTTATCACCTGCGAGTTCTTGATGAGATTGTTCACCTGCTCCTCTGTCAAGCCCTTTGCTGAGTTCTCCTTGATGTACTGAGACAATTCCTTGCCATCTACAGTGGATTTGGCAGAAATCTTGCCTTTAACAGATACCTGCTTGGCTGCGCTGTCATACTTGATGTAGCTACTACCCTCATAGCCATTCTCCTTAGTAGGTCGGTCGCCCACATACATATCGCCATAAACATTGAAGAACGCCTTGTTGGTCTGCTTATTCACACCATACTCCACATACTCCCTATTCGCAAAAGAGTAGCTGTTGATGCCGTGATATAAGCTAATGGATGGCGAATAGGTATCTACCGCCGAGAAGATAAGGCAGTTCTGACGTTCTACATCGGTTCTATTACCGCATTGCGACAACACATCACCTTTAGCAGGAACATCGCTTGCTGTAGCGCAATCGGTATCGGAAAGGTCGATGTAGTGATATTTCTTTCCTTCCAACTCCACAGGTTCCTCATCACGACCGATTACCAATCGCCAGTAAAAGTGATTGCCAACCTTGTGATAAGTGCCCTTGCGAACGTTGAATGACTCTGAACGCACCTGGTCGCCAATAGCGAAATCATTATCCACGGCATCGCCTTCCTGCTCTGCTAAGAAATAGCAACGATAAGCCTTCTGTGACACATTATTATATGTCACAGTAACCTCTTCCACCTTATGAGCCACAACACCACCAGCAGGAGAGATTATCTCCTTACCACCGATGGTGGAGGTTTTCTTGATAACCAGTTCCTCGAAGATAGCCTTCATTCTCACCTCCAGGTAGTCGGTAATAAGATGAGAGCGACCTTCTGTATCGGGAGTCCACGAGCCGCCGTTCTCATTGTTGAAGTTACCGACAAGCAGACCACTTACAAGCTTCTGCACCTTCTCCCAAGTGATTGTGCCCTTTGCTGTGTTATCCTGCAGCCTAGATATAAACTCCATCCTAGAACGTCTAGCAGAATAAACGTTACTATCTGATGCAGGCGTAGAATCATTCAGCCCAATTACATAGACACCACCATTACCGCTTCCTGTGCCGCCTATCTGCATTCCATTCACCTTGATGGAATCAACCTTGTCTTCCAACTTACCCAACCGGCTTGTTGCAGCCTTTTCGCCTACTGTGTACTGAGGGTGGTCGTAAGGAATGTCCAAAGGTATCTCCATTCCGATGATACGAGAATTTCGGTAGTGCTTGCCATCCGCGTCCACCTGCGCAAACATATCATTAATCAGCTTTACCTGTTCACCGAGAGGATGATAATCGTATGTTCCATCATTGTAGAACTTGTCACCATCCATCGTGCAGGTGAAGTTTGAGTTGCTGATCATGGTCTTCTGATAGTACTGCTTCGCTCTATCGAACAGAGATAACTGAGCAGTAGGGATGAGGTCCGTATCCGTAATCTTGGTTGCGTCCCAGTTGAACAGGAAGAACCTATCACCTTCCTTCGGACACATGACATTATCGGGGAGTGTTCTTCCGTAGGTGTCGTTAGCCACTATCTCGAAAAAGTTCTCCTTGTCGATAATCTTGAAACTAACATCGAACTCCATACCCATGAGAGCACCGCTAGTGAACTTGATACCAAGAGTGAGGTTGCTCTTTATCCAGCTAGCTTCAAAGTTTTCAGCGAAGGAGTCCATTGAACCGACCTGCCAAAACGTCTGTGTAGTCTTAGTTCCATCATCGTTATCAACAGTGCTATCGTAGGTTTTGATTCTGCTGACCCTGCATTCAACCTTCGGGTATTCGTCCTCAAACATCACGACACCTTCGATAGCCTGCTTGTCATTCTTCACGACATTCACATTCTCCAGGTAACCATCCTTGGCATAGAACCCATCACTATCTACTTCCTTGTTAGGGAGCATGAGGTAATCAGTAGCAACACCATCGGTGGTAACGTCCGCATCGGCACCAGTGAAATATCCTTTCGGAATATTTCTGTCTGAGCCGAATGCGTACAGTCTTGTGATATAAGTTGACTTGGATTCCGAATAGGACATAGACAGGACATTAACATTCTGTTCAAATGTTGTCTGCCCTTCCATTTCGCAATATCCAAGGTATATGATAGAGCCATCTATCCACCATTCGCAGTTGAGTGCGTCTTCGGAACAGATGGAGTTGAGAGCATCAAGTATGCTGATGGAGCCGTACTCGATCAAGAATCTCTTCTGAACATCGAAAGCCTTGTTGTTGTATGTAGTGTAGTCAACGGAGAACTCCTTGCCATTGTACGTAAGACCTAGCGCCTTTAAGTTGCCGAGTATAACGTTCATGTGTACACCTACAGTTGTGGTGAGGTTGAAGGAGGTTTCGTTGGCTCCGTGCTGAGGGCGATACTTGCAAATCTTATTCTTCCAAGACATATAGTAGGCATCCATCTGCATTTCGTAGTCGTAGCCATCACTATCATTGTGCTTAGGGAAGTATGATGATGTAAGCTCAAAGTAGCCGAAGTCGGGAATCTCCACTGAATCACCAATCTCGAAATAGACTGGCGTTGCCGTAGTGAACTTCAAGATGATGTAGTGGTGGTCCATAAGCTGATATGACAGCTTAGAACCCTCACCGAAGTCCTCTAGCGTGAAGAATACCTTGTTATTTCTCTTAATCTGAATCATTAGCTTGTATATTTACTTGTTTCACCTCTGTCACTAGGGTCTGGCTCGTTGAGCTTTAGACTGAACTTTGCCATTTCCCGAATGAACTGACTGAATTGAGTGCAGGAGAGATAGATGCACCGATACCACACATTAGGCTGAAATCGGGTGCGGATAACCAACTCCCCCTTGGCAAGAACCTCCTCGCAGAACCTAGCATAGTTCGTCATGAACGTATCTGAGTCCTTGGCGGTCATATTGAACGGCAGCGTTATCTCCCTCTCATCCAATCTAGGATTGTGCTTGATAACTGACTTTCCGTCCTTTGAACGATATTTGTTGCTGATGAACTCCTTGTTTGGTGCAGGGGTCATGAGCGTACTGAGGGCGGTTTCGTCTAGGAAGATGCCCCACGTAAGGTAGGCATCCTTGCCATTGATATAAAGTTGTCCATTAAGCATAACTATTTAATCATTAAATAACCTCATAGGCTTCGCTGTGAGCCGCTTTTGCTATTGTTGAGTATAGTTGTAAGGGCTGACTAGCGAAAAGCCTGTAGAGGCTAAATATCCTTTAATCTTCTGTTCATATCATCCAGCTTTGTTCCGAAGTCATTATATGTGAGCTTTGAATACTTCACGATGTCTTCGAGGTAGCTGTTTGTCATAATCATCATGTTTCTAATCTCCAATACTGCGCCATTGGTTGATATTCCGAGTGTAACGATGCTCTCCATCTGAGATATGGTGGTAGTCATGTTCTGAGCGATGGACTCTCCTGCAATCTGCAGGGCGGTGAAGCGACCATTCAGCTCGTCTGCGGTATCTTGCCCCATAGATGCCCATCCTCCGCTTGTTGCGGTCTGTGATGAGGATGATGAACCAGTGTAGCCTGTCACCTTCGCCCACTCGTCACGTCTCTTCAATCCTTCCTGGACTATATCATCGTAACGCTTGTAGAATGCATCTACATCTTCTTTGGTTAGCTTTCCATTTTTATCCTTCATAGCCTTTGCCCAATCATCGTAGAGTTTCTTCAAGTCTCCATTGATAAGGTCTTCCATACTGAAAGAGAGAAGGGACTTCTGCATCTTTTCTGCGAAATCATCTGCCATTTCGCTAGCAAAGTCGCTACCATCCTTCTTCATGTCCATAAGGTCCGTCAAAAAGCTATCTCTCATTCCACTGAAGGAAATCTGAGTAAGGTTCTCCTTGAACTGCTCTGACAACTCTTCCAGCTTGCCTGCTTGGTCTATGTAGTCATTCAACTTCTCCGTCAGACGCCCACCATAGTTACCCTTTCCTGTGTTCTCGATATGCTCCCAAATGGCAACGTTGCCACGGAGGAGCTTCATTTCCTCTGGACTAAGGGAGAAGAGGTCGCCATTGAAGTCTGATTTGACGTTCTTCTTGATCCAATCCATCTCGTCACTACCGAAGCCACCCCAATAAGCGTTCCATGAGTGGTGCGAACCATGATAGCTTGCCTGTGCCTTTGCGATGTCGAGGTAGTTCTGATTGGTCTCCTGCTGATTCTTGTAGGCTTGCTCGTAGTAGGAGGTTGCCTTGGAGCCAAAGGAGTTTTCCATTGCATCAGTCAAATCCTCGATGGATTGCTGCAAGAGGGTATTTCTATCCGTCAGCCTTTCGATGGTGTCATTGACCTTCTTGGCATTTCCATCTCCACCGAACAGACTATTGAAGCCACCGAATGAAAGCGTGTTGAGGATATGAGAAACGTTGTTCCCGATACTCTTCAATGGCTTCATAACGATGTTACCCGATAAAGCATCATCAAGAATGCCCGTTACTGCGCCAAAGACCGTGTCCATGAGGTTACTGATGAGCGTTCCGAAGCCATCTTTCAGAATATCGAGGATGCCGAGTACTGCGGAGATTATTTCACCTGCCATACCGCTATCCCCTAAAGCTTTCGTCAGAGATTTGGCTGCGTCACTATCTTTACCGAGCAACCCTTGGATGCCCTTTGCAAGCGTGTTGGCAACGTCCTTCTGCATAGAGCCACCGAAAAGCTTGTCAAGCCCTAGGATAGAGTTTCCTATGCCTTTGAGCGACCCCGATGTAAGACCCTGCAAGCCATTTTCAAGCTGCTGAAACTGAGAAACTGCCTTCTGTGCAGATGTCTGCAAGTCTGATGATGCCTTCTGAACTGATGAACCGAACTCCAAAACGTTGTTAGATGCGGTAGCGAGTACGTCCTGCGCTCTAGATAGGTTGCCTTCAGCCTTGCTGATACTTGTCTTGTCACCGCTCTTCTTAGCCTTGGCGAGGTCTTCCTGTGCCTTGGTAACAGCTTTCGTGGCTTCAATCTCTCGCTCTTGTGCGTCAATATAGCCCTGCATGGCTGACTGATAGGCGTTGATGTCGTCCGAAATCTTCTTGAAAATGTCACTATCCCATACGGTGGCAGAGCCTTGTAGCTTGGAGATAAGTTCCTGTATGGTCTTCTGCTCATTAACATCTGTTGTGCCCTTGGAGAGCTCTTGCAGCTTCTCAATGGTAGGCTCCAGTTGGTCCTTGAACATAGCACCGAAGTCGCCGAAGATGCTTCCCCAATCGATGTTCTGTCTGATGGCATTTATCTCGATGGCTTGGAGGTCCTTCTTTCTCTGCTGCTGTAGAGAGAGCTTTTCGCCTTCCGTCTGAGCCTTGGCAATCTTCTCCTCGTACTCCTCGGCAATGGCTTGCTTCTGCTGATAGAGAGAACCATACTCCTTCAAGTAGTCGCGCATAGAGGTGAGGGCTTCCCTGTTGACCTCATCAAGCTTCTTGTTGTACTCTTGGGTAGCGAGGTCTCTTGCCTTATTGAGGGCATTGGACTGAGCAGAGGTAAGGGTTACTTTCTTGCCAGCTTCCTTGTTTTTCTTCTTGAACTCGGCTTCCTGCTTGTCAATCTCGGCTTTGCGCTTGGCATAGTCGTTCTTGATTTCAGCAAGCTTCTTCTCCGTGCCTTCCTGCATGAGGGAGATAGTTTCATCTGTATTTTTCTGCTGCAAAGCCTTCAAGCGGTTGTTTAAATCCTCCTGGACTTTGATAGCTTTGTTTCCTTCCTTGATGCGAGTCTTACGTGCCGTTGCTGCCGCTTTTGCTGCCCTTCCGCTTACATCACCACCTAGTTTCGAGTAGGCATCCTTGGCTGCTTTCAAGTTTTGGGTGGCGGTTTCGTACTGAGAAGCGGTGTATTTGCTCTTATTTCTCTCCATAGCAGCAACCTTCTTCTTGGCTGCGTTGTATTCACGCTGCGCTTTGTTGTAAGCTTGCTGATAGGTTTCCGTAGAACCAGTGTTAGCCAACGCTTGTGCTTTTGTTTTGGCTTGGTTGAGGGATTGTTTTGCGGTGTTCCATTGAGCCCTAAAAATCAAAGGTATTGTCGTTGCGCCAGTGACCGCCCAATTCCTCTTCATCGCTAAGAGGTTGTTCAGTACCTTTGTTTTCTCAGACTCCTGCATGCGGAGATTCAGATCAGCAGGATTCTTCTTGATGTCTTCTCGAAGACCTGCTATCTCTTTCTGAGCCTTATCGATGAACGCATCCAATCTACTCTCACCTGTGGCGTAGTTGATGGTTTCGTTGGCAGCTTGCCAATCGTTAGCCAGATTGATTGCTTCGTCATAGAAGTCAAAGATTTCTTGACGTACACTTTCGTTCTCCTGTGCTTCTTGCAAGCGAACTTCGATAGGCTTTGCATTCTCGGCTGCTTGGTCTCGAAGTTGGATGATGTTGGAAAGCTTTTCTTCTGCTTGGTCAAGGTCTTCTTTGGCTTGGTTTATCTGTGATGAGATAGTGATGCCCCCTTGACCGCCATTGGCTGCGTCTGCTCTGAGTTGCATTTGAAGCTCCTCAACCTTCTTTCGATACTTCTCAACTTCCTCAACTGCCTTGTCGTACTTCAACTCATCCATGCTTTCGGCAACTTCCTTCTGCGTCTTAGCAAAATCGGTAGATGCTAGTTGAGCTTGTGAGTATTGCTCCGTTAACTGAGGTGCGAGGTTGGAGAGTTTTTGGTAAGCTTCTGCCTTCTCGTATTCTGTAGCTGTCTCAGACTGAATAGTTCTGATAAGGCTTTCGATATTCTGCTGACGTTCCTTGACCTTGCTGTCAAACTCATCCCATGCTTCATTGGATTTCCTTACTGCCGTTTCATGTGCCGTTTCTGCAGTAGCAAGCTTATATACGGCATAGGTTACTGCTGCGATGGTGGCAGCTATCCAAAAAAGAGGACTGGAGAACATAGAAGCATTCCATGCGTCCTGTGCTCTTTTGCAGAGGATGGTGACCTGTGCCCATATTCCTTTGGCTGCGGTGTCTCTTGCGGTAGCTGCGGTATTCAAGCCTTGGGATGCGGTGTTAGCCGCATTGGCTGCGGTATTTGCTTCTGTGGCTGCGGTTGCAGCGGTTTCTCTAGCCGTTTGGAGTTGCTTTGCGATGGTGTTCCTTTCGTTAACGGCAGTGTTGAGTTTGATTTCTGCTGTCTCTACCTTCTGCCCATCTGTATAAGATTGCAGAGCATCGTAAGCATCTTGGAGTGATTGAACCTCGTTGTCCTGCATTGCAAGTTTGTTCTCCAATGCCTTCACTTCCTCTGCGGCTGCGGTGGCTGCGTCTGCCTTTGCTTTTGCCTGCGCCTGTAGTTCGGCAACGTAAGCCGCGACCTCTTCACGCTTAGATGCTACCAGCTCTGCCTGTGCTGCTGATAATTGACCTTTGGCTACTGCTTCTTCAAGGTCTGTCTTCTTTGCTTCTTCCTTCATAGGGAGCAAAGATTCAAGAGCTGACAACTCGGCTGCATATCCTGCATTTGTTGTTGCTGTGTCAAAGGCTGCTACACTAACTGCCATTGCCTTATAAAGACCGATGGCAGATGCGGCTGCAAGGATAACCTCACCTATCTCCTTCCAATGGTCGATAACCTTAGATGTGATATCCAAAGCATCATTCATCAATCCTTCCGTCTGAGTGCCGAGGTCATTGATAGCCATTTCGATGGAATCTTGAATATTGCTTATCTGACCCGTAATAGAGTGAGATTGCTTTTCCATCAATCCACCGAACTTGCCGCCTTCATTGGTAAGACTTTCGATAGCCTTCTTGACTTCGGGGAAACCTACCTTACCTGCGGTCACCAATTCCGAAACCTTATCCTTGGTAACTCCGAACTGCTTGGCAAGTTCCTCTGTCAAAGGAATACCGCGACCCGTAAATTGCATCAAGTCTCTTGTGAACAATCGACCTTGCACCATCGTGGTACCATAGAGCCATGTGAGGTCTTGCAGGTTCAATCCCAATCCTGCGGATACGTCACCGAGTCTTCTCATGGTATCGGTAATCTCGTTGGCTGCAAATCCGTATGCGAGAAGCTGCTTTGCGCCATTTACCACACCCTTCATGTCAAAAGGTGTAGTAGCAGCAAGGTTGGCGAGGTCCGAAATCATTCCCTTTGCCTTCTGCCCGCTACCGAGCATGGTTTCAAAGGCAATCTCAAACTGCTGAAATTCTCCTCGGACAGTACCCAGTATGCTGATGATTTCCTTTGCCGTAAATCCAGCGAAAGCCACCGATGCAACAGACTTGATGCGATTAAAAACATTCTCAATGCTCTGCCCCTGCTGCTCGACTACTCTTGCTGTCTGTGATACTCCATCCTGCACCCCTCGAAAGGCTTTCAGCACGGATGAATTATCGCCTGTTATGTCAAACTTGATACTTGCCATTTTTTTATTCTGTCAATTACGTAAAGGTGCACCTCCTCACCAAAACCTTTATTCTTTACTTTTTGTGTTGGAGGTTAAATTGGATTTTCTTCGCTCTGTCTGATCAGCTCCATGATGTCCTCTTTGTTATCTCCGCTGAAGACCTTCTCTGTTGCTGATGGAATGTGAGCCTTCTTTCTTTCCTCATCGGATAGATAGATGGAAGTTATCTTATCCTTCATCATAAGCGTGAGGTTGTTGTATGAGATTTCCCACAGAACATAGTCAAGGGTCCACTTGTATCTCTCGCAAGCTGCATCAATGAGAGAGCCCCAAATGGTCCTGCCACCAAAGATATACTGATTGCTGGAGTCTTTGGCTTGGTTTATCTTCTCCATACGCTCCGCTTCCTTGTCTATCCCACATTCCGTGATGATGTCGTGAAGTTTGTTGTCTGAGAGTATGGTGATGAGAAGAGTAGCTATATCATCGTTATCACAGAACTTGAAGATGATGTTTTCCCTTGCCTTCAATATGCGTGAACTGAGCATATCGGATTTCTTCTGAAGAGTGTGGTAGGCTATTAGCTTACAGCAAAGACTTCGATTCTCCTCTACTACACGGAGAGCTTCAATGAGGGGATTCAGCTTTAAGTTATCATCTTTGATGCCTAGCTGCTTAATCAATGGAGCAGTCAAATACATCTTGCCTAAAGTCTGAGGGTAGATGAACATGTGCCTTCTACCTACCTGTATGCCTAGAGGTGTATCTGTTAACACCATAGCTATCTTTGTGCCAATTTCGATGTCATTCTTCATAAGCCAATAAAATTTGTTAGCACCCAAGGCAGGACTCGAACCTGCGTCTTTCAACCAGCTTTTTAAAGACCAACTGGATTTTATGTGACGGACTTTGGTCTCGCTCTAACCAACTGAGCTACTTGGGTAGGTTGCCGACTGATAACCCTCAATCGGCTGAAGGGTGAGAAGAAATCAACATATTGCCTTAAACGTCACCGTCGGTTTGTCCGTTTGTTGGAACAGTTATCTCCGTTGTTGTGTCTGTAGCACCTGCAGGATGCTTGAATGTAAGAACATATTCATCAGTCTTACCCTTAGCTTTCTTGGCTGTGATGATGCGCCAACGGAACTGACAATATACGGTCTCACCCTTCTTGTTGGTGGTCTTTGCTACC